TTTGCTGCCTTGTGGGGCAGGCTTTCCGTTGACGTGAATTGTGTAGCTATTGCTCAAGAGACGAACAAGCCTTTTCAACACCAGCTAAGCAGTCACGCCGCGTCATGTCATCCAAGGTGGTCGTCAGAGAATACCAAAACGCCAGGCTGAAAATCACAGCAAGGAATGAAATCAGTGCAAAGTTGAACTTCATTTTTTAGTTGGTGGCCTACCACGTTTTGGTTTTTGTTCTTGGAGTTTTTTGTACTCTTCTCGTGCAGCAGAGCGAGCAACAGACAACTCCTCGCAGGATTCGTTTTCCTCCTTGAGTTTTCTGTGCTGAAAATCAGCCAACCCAACTTTTCGGCATTGGTCAACGATGGCTGACTGCACAGTTTCTTGGGCAGTGTTGTATTCAAAAAACCAACACTCTGAATCACCAGTAGTGTATTTTTTCAAAAGTTCTTCTTCCTTTTCGCTTAGTTGTTCGTCATTGTCGCAATACATTTTGTTAATGCAAAGCTCAAAAGCGTACAGCAAAGATTTTACTTTTTGAGCCTGCTGGATTACATTGCGATCGGCCTGCTGGATTGCCAGCCAGCGTTGACGGTGTTTTTTTTGGGCTGCAATAACAGCCGGTTGAGCTTCAACAAAAATAGATTGTTCTTTGTGGTCGATGGTCATTAAAGGTTCCTCTTGCGGAGAGTCGTGAATGTTTCGTCGAGTCTTTGAACATGGTCAGCCCAACTGCCTGGTTCAGGCTGGTCGTAAGGATCAGGCAAGCTGTTAGCGGCATCGCGAGCCAACTCGTAAATAAGATCGATCTCAACCTTTGTGAGATGTATTGGATAGGAGGTAGACATAGATGTTTTTGAGTACAGGTTAATTATGGCATGCCAAGTTATTCATGGCTGTCCCAAACAGACCCAGACCTAACGGCTTTCCACAGTATTTCGTTAATCACATCGCAAGGCTGGACACCTTTTTCAATGGCTGCGACACGAATGATGATCATCAACTCTCGATCTGTCTTGCCTTGAACTCGTGATTGACTTTTTGTCAAAACTAATCCTGGATTTTCATTTTCGTAATATTGCTGTATTTCGTCTTTATGCTCAGGCTCTACTTGTGGGAAAGGTATTTGTCTCGTAGCTGTTAGCTCAGGTTCGACATATGGAGCATATGGAGACGAAACCGGTGGCAGTGCATTTTCTGGAGTGACATTTTCTCTTTGGCTGATCAAAGATCTGATTAGCTCTTGATCGTAAGCGTCTTGCTTGTCAAAAAAATCAGACGGGCCTGACCATTCGCAAATAGGGTCGCCAGGGCGTTCGGACGTAACTAAAGCCTTGAGATGTAAATCAACGGTTGTGTAGTCAATCACGTGACGAAGCAATTGAGAAAGCATCAAGTCGCGATTGCCTTGTGTGCCTGAAAAAATGCGAATGCGTTCGTTTTGGTAAATACCAATGAAGTAGTTTCCGTGGGCTTGAACAATGCGAGCGTTTACCTTTTTGTCAACCAAGTTCATGGCTTAGAAGTGATGGCCAGAGAATCATGGCATGCCAGTAAAGCAAGCGCAAGTTTATTTCTTTTTTTTAGCCGTTTTGATTTTGTGTCTAAGTTCGCTTCGTTTTTTTGCATCGTTGATAGCTTTTACCCTGCCAGGAAGTTCGCCAGGGCCACCATTGGCAGGGTTAAGCAAGTTGCCCCAGTCTTGCCCTGCGATTACCAGTCCTCAAGCATGAATTGATACTTGTCCCAACTGTCTACCCATGACTCCAAGCAGTCGTCTACCTTTTGTTCGATGACTTTGCATTCGTTGGGAGCTGAAACCACTGTCACGCATTTGTCGATAGGCAGTGCCGGATGATGATCGCAAAGCATTGCTGCATACGCGCCTAGCTGCTCCTTGGCAGGTTTTCTTCTACGTGCCGCAGATTGGCTAGAAACTGTTTTGACATCGCCTAAAACAATTTCACCGTTGCTGCGTTTGATCAAAAAATCGAATGAACCTCCCAAAGACTTTCGTTTGTCGCACAGCCTGTATTCAGTCGCGATAACTTCACAGTCTTTAAAAAGATCGCATTCGATAAGAGGGTCAACCCAGTCTGTCCATCTTTCAGCGTAAACCAGTTCCTGGCCTTTTAAAAAACTTTCGACTACGCCGTGAAGAGCTTCGCCTCTAGCGGCCCAGCCGTCAGGTCCATCTTTGTAACGCATGATATTGGCCTTGGCGTCATCGCTGAGGCTTGTACCCAGGACCTGAGTTACAGATCTTTGGAGCCATTCGTTTTCCAATCTGTACTTGTGCCATTCTTCGTAGAACTTCAAAAATTGAATCGGTTGCATTTAGTCCTTGCTTCGTGGCCCAATATGGTGCATCCTTGGGCCTCACGCAAGCCTAAACTATGCCTGAAACGGACCCAGTTCAGACCGACTCTGAAACTCGAATGAGCTTAGAAGAATTAGCAGTTGCTCGGGTTTTGATCGACCCAAGGGTGCTGGCAGAAGTTACCCGTAAAAAACCTATCGGAGTAAGCCGCACAGGTTGGGTCAACTTGCTGCTTCAAAGAGCGATTGCAACAGAGCCTGAACCGTTAGCACGTGACTGATCTCGAGAAGGAAATGGCTGCCTATGAGCTTTTGAGGTGGGTTCCTTACAGTCTGCCCACATTTTTTGATGAACAACTTGCATCAGAGTGTCACTACACAAAGATGCAGCGTCAAAGGTCTGATGCAGCTCTTGCCATTTGGGATGATGAGCATCCTGAAAAAAGCAGTGCAGAACTTGCAGCTTTTAAACGACTCAACGATCTGAACGTTTATTCAGACAACATTTTTTATTCCCCTAGCCGTGCCAAAGATGGCGGATACACCAAGCGACTCAAAGAACACCTTTCCTCAGGAGACTCTCAACGATCACAGAGCACTTTTAGATCAGATAGACCAGCACGCTGGCGTAGTGCTAAATGAAGAAACTGATCCTTTACGCCGTAGCCAGTTACTACGCCTTTTCGCTGAAGAAATTCAGTGTCCGATAAACGAAAAAACAGCGAACACTCTTTTAGTCAAAGCTGAAGGCAAAGTCAATGGCGTGTGTAGCCCTAGGCTCCATGGCCAAAAAATGGATACAACTCCTACGCCATGGGCTTGGGAGGGTGTGCTGATGTCAGGCACGTTCAATCTGCTAGTTGCGCCACCAAAAGTTGGTAAAAGTGCGCTGATGGTTGGAATGATCAGTGCTTGGTGGCATGGTGAAAAAAAGTATTTAGGGCAGACCTTGTATGGGGCGTGTCCGAAAGTTTTCATCATCGGCACTGATCAACCTGAAAACGATTGGCACAATTTATTCAAGCGTGAAGGGCTCGTCACATCTGATGGCAACCTTGGCGGCCCTGTCGAAATGTTGTGGCACACAGCGTCACCACTTCATTTGACTGACGAAGGTATTGAACACCTTGAAGCCATCGCTGCCGCAAACCCCAATTCATTGTTTTTGCTCGATAGTTATCACGCTTGTTGCTCGCCGCTTGGATTAGAAGAAGCAGCTTCAAGTTTTGATGGCCCTGCGAGGAAACTTGCGCAAGCTTTGGCACCGCATAAGACAACTCTTGCGATGATTCATCACACGAACAAATCAGTCTCTGGAGGCAATGCGACCAATGCAAGTAGGGGCAGCAATGCATTACCTGCAGCAGCAAGTTTGACGATTCTCATGAATTGGTTCAAACAACCCCTTGAAGGCCAAACACAAACTGATCAACGGGTTGTATTGAAAACACAAGGTCGCGCAAAAGGCACAACCTTGCTGATCGAATTGAAAGACGATGGTTGGGTGCATCACGGCGATGGTGAAAGCGTCTTACACGCTGAGGCCATGCAGGAGGTTTCTGACGGGCTGCAAGGTCGGCAAGCGGATGCGTATGACCACATCCTGGAGCGTTGGGTTGCAGGGAGTTTCCCGGTGACGTCTAACGAGCTATCGGCGGTCTTGTCGATCGATCGAAACAAGGTCAACCGTTGTCTTCGTGCTTTACAGAAAAAAGGATTGATCTGCGAATCAGGTCAGTCAGAACCATCGCTAGAAGGTGGTCGCCCATCGATCATGTATGTGCCTGTAATAGGCCCCACTGAAAGTGGGGGTTTAACGCCCCAAACGTCTTTATCTTCCACGCGCGTACACGAAGAAATAGGTTTAACCCCTTTAATACCATTAGAACGCGTTTCCGGTGGAGGCAGGTTAAACACCCCTGCTCCAGGAACGCCCGTTGAAAGGTGCATCAAGGGCAACTGGGCCAATGGCTGGGTTGTTGTTGATGCTTCCAACCTTCATGCGGTGAAGGTCGCACAGCTTGGTAACCCAATGCTGCGAGTTTCAAATTTGCGCTGGGGACAGGATGTACGGCCTTGTGCTGGTTCACCGTTCCTAGCTGACAAACCAAACCCAACTGACTCTTACGATTTCTGATGCCTGATTCCAACCGACAGTTCCCAGTACGAGTCGATATACGGCTCACTGAGGAAGAACGAGACAGTTTGAACCTTGAAGCCATTCAGCGCGGCATAACGCGCCAAGAATTGCTGAGGGCAAGAATCTTGACGACTGAAGGCCGTGAAGCACCAATTCCTCCATACAAGCCAGTTCATTTGTCACGCGGTAGAGATGCTATTGACAAAGCCGTTGATGCGATCACTCGTCGTTATCACTTCATCCCGCGTCATCAACTAGAGCCAATTGTCTGCACAGTGATTTGTGCGTTATCTGCCATCAACAAAAAAGCATCATGAAATGTCCCAATTGCGGAAGTTTCAACATCAAAGTTGTTACTACAAAAATTGACGCACACGAGCCCCATGAAACGATCAGGCGTCGTAGATGTAACGCATGCGATTACCGCTGGTACACAGCTCAAAGCCCTGAAAGGATTGTTAAATATGTTTCTTACGTGGGAGGGCTTTGCCATTTACCTTCTGGCATGCCATAATTCATTCAGCAGGCAACTGCACCGTTTTTCTCCCATGACTGTCACAGCAAACGATTCAGCCCTTCAAACCAACAAGTTTGAACTTGATCAGATCATTTGTTCTAGCTTCGGCTACGACATGACGATCGTTGAGTTCTACGTTGTTGCTCGCATGACCAAGGCCAGCGTCTGGCTTCGCCCTATCGGTCGCACTGTCACCGGTGACGATGGCCGTGGCGAGGGCAGAGCAGTCCCAGACAGCTCTTGGCAGGCACCAGACAACAACCTATTCCGCAAGCGCATTCAGCACTGGGATGGCGTTGAAGGCATTTCTGACAGCATCAAGTATTTCCGCATTTGGGACGGGAAGCCCCAGTACCACAACACTTGGGACTGAGCTGTTGCCTTTTGTTTTCTGGCATGCCATAATATGTGTGTGGGCAACTCACCCACTTACATTTTTTAACCATGAATACACGGCAACGTCTTGATCGCGCCCTGCAAATAAGAGCCGCCTTACAAGACTTGATGACACCAGAAGAATCCGACACTTACGAAGACCTTGATAATCACTTTTGTGATTACATCAGGGACTTGACTATTGACCATCAAAACACTCTCCCTTCTTTGCCAGCTATCTGACTCATGGATAATCACCACACGATGCTCAACCTGTTCGAGTCATTTGAGCGCCATCAGGATGAGCTTCAGTCACGTGAAAGCCTGTTAGCCCTCGACGCGGTACAAAGCCCCACTTTTTACATTGAGGCATTCTTCGACGGCAAACTCGAATGGACTGAGTACGCCTACACAGACCGTGAGCTTCAAAACCTAAAAAATGACGCCATCGATTCTGGCTGCACTTTTACTGTTCGTTTAGAGGGTGACAAATAATGCCACGGCAACAAGACCGCAGGCAGGCTTTGTCAAATGGTTTATGTACTAGCTGTTGCAAAAGACCACAGGCGCTGGATCGGGTCACTTGCCACCAGTGCATTACAAGAGTTTCTATTCAAAACTATTTCAAACACAAACGCGGCCCTGCTTTGATACACGGCTCTTGCTTTGTTGAGGGCTATGAAACTGAGTGGATACAAATTGTTCTTGATAAATTTAATGGCCGTTGCTTTTACACAGGAGCTGTTATTGAAATCGGTGGCGAAGAAACTGCTACGGTTACGTTGGACATTCCCAGGAAACTGGTCACGGTTTACGGCGAAGCCAAGGTGATCCATCACAAAAACCTAGTCTGGTGCCACCGTGCTGTTAAGCGATTTAAAGGGCAGTTAACTGGTGATGATTTCAAGCTTCTTTGGGAAGATTTGACTTTTAATCGAAGCAATAGATTTTAGAAACTTGTTCGATGAACCTCGACAAATCCATTCGCACACAGCAGCATCAGCATGAACTCCAAGCCTTTTTCCGTTATGAGCAGCGACTTAAACAGGCTTACGCCCGTAGCCAAAATCCGTTCCCTGGAAGATGGCAGCCTTATGGTCACGGTCGGAGAGTTCAGGTCGATAGTGAGCAGCCATCATCTTGTGCAGCCGAAAATTATTCGTTTGACTGAATACTGGTTGAAAGCAAATAATCCGCGTTGACACATGTGGTTACTATGGTGCTGAATCATTTTTTCGACTGTGCCAATTGCTCCTGAGAAAATAATCCAACGCAATGCAGGTGAGTTAAAGCCATATGAAAACAACCCTCGTCAACATTCAGAATCTCAGCTAGATCGTCTCGTTCGCTCGATTCAAGAATTTGGTTTCACTAATCCAATCCTGGTTGACGCTGACAGCAATGTTATTGCAGGCCATGGCCGTCTTATGGCTGCTGAGCTAATGGGCCTGACTACAGTCCCAACCATTGAGCTGAAGCATCTAACTACAGAACAGAAACGTGCTTATGTCATTGCAGATAATCAGCTCGCCCTCAATAGCACTTGGGATGATGATGTCTTACAAGCTGAGCTTGAGGCATTGGGCGACGCTGGTTATGATTTGTCCTTACTTGGCTGGGGCGATGACATCCCTACGTTTACAGAAGACCCTGATTACTCTGCTCTAGACGATTTAGATGATCCGACTAGTGATTTGGCTGATGGCGTTTTAAAGGCTATTCAGATCGAGTTCCGGGCTGAAGACTATGAAGAGGCAAAGGCTCTAGTCGATGCTGCTCGCAAACGTGGCGACTACGTAGGCATGAAACTGATCGAGGCATTAGCTTCATGAAGCTTCTGCAAGATTCGATCGGTTCAATACGTTTTTATCATCGTCCAGGCTTCAGTGATCTAAAAACTTTCGAAGAAGTTGTTGGGCGTAAAACCTATTTAAAACGAGGTCTCAAAATCGGTGTTGGCGAACGATGGATGGATTGTGGTGGCAATGTTGGTGCTTTTGCTTTACTGGCGTGCAAGCTAGGGGCGAAGGTCACTGTCTACGAACCTGATCCATACAACGTGGACATGATCAAACGTAATTTGCGTTTAAACAAGTTTGAAGCAGTGGTCAAACAGGCTGCTCTGGTCCATGACCAAAGAAAAACCGTAACCTTGTTTATCGGCAATAACAGTCAAGTCTGGAGAAACTCGATCGTACGAAAATGGAACGATAAAGGCATCAAAGTACCCTGTCTTAATTTCGATGAAGAGGCTAAAAACTTCGACGCTTGCAAAATGGACATTGAGGGTGCAGAAATGCCTATTCTCGAAAACACGCAATCAAAATTTAAAAAGCTTGTTTATGAATGGTCTTTTGACATAGACCCATCGCTAACAAGATTATGGTCTGTCATTGATAAACAAAAAAATGACTACCGAATAGAAGCTGCTTGGAACAGTATTTGCTACAACGATCAACGGGAAACGGTTTGGCAGCAAAGCTGGTTTCCTGCTTGCACAAACGTTTTCTGCTTTAGCAAATGACGTTATCGATTCTGACCTTAGAACCAAATGACAGTGGTTTGAAAATTGGCGATGCTGTGCCAGACATCGATGCAAACGTAAGCCAAGACTGTATCCTCGCGGATAAAGACGGAACACATGTTGGTTTGTTCCTCACTGAGTTGCCTGCCGACCTGTTGAACTTGATCAACATTGCTGACACCGAAATCAGAACTAAACGCGTTCCGAAATCTGATATGAGGCGTTCTTCTGGCTTGCATAACCCAGCAGCTGAAGTCAAGCAATACAGCACGATCCTCGGCTCTTGCCCGCCAAAACCTCACATGCGACGACCTTATGCGTCGCGTTCATCTGTTCATAGCGTTGCTACCGCTAAAACCTTTTGCCGCGCCATGAGTGCAGCAGGAATCAAAGCCTTTGATTTATTGAAAGCTACAGCTCCACAGGTGGTCGAAGGTCATCTCAAAGCTGTTACCAAGCGTGTTCCAAAAAAATGGTCGTTCAGCGAATACTTCACCTCAACTATCAGTAATTGCAATATTGCTGCAGCGGTCCATCAAGACCATGCAAACGTCAAAGGCGCTATAAACATCATCATCACTAAAAGACGCAACAGCAAAGGTGGAAACCTGCATGTACCTGAGTTCGGAGCGACATTCGATCAAATAGATGGTTCAATGCTTGTCTATCCGGCTTATCGCAACAGGCATGGCGTGACGCCAATTATCCCTACGCATCCAGGTGGTTACCGCAATAGCCACGTCTGGTATGCGCTTGATTCATTCGCCTCACTACAGTAAATACATGGCTCAACCTCGTTGCACAGCTGTAGAAAAGCAATTTCGCCTTGCACGAGTGACGCGGATGCTTGCGAACGGAGCGACACGTCAAGATTTAGTGCAGTATGGCGCTCAAGAATGGGGGCTATCAAAACGGCGTGTAGACGAGTACATCGCAGAAGCACGTAAAGAGTTAGAAGAGGATTACAACCTCGATCGTCAAGCTTTTACCGCTGTTCTTTTGTCGCAACTTTCAGTGATTCAAAAAAAGGCTATGGAGCAATCGAATCTGCAAGCTGCGCTAGGTTGCATTAATACAGCGGCAAAACTTGCTCGGATCTACGATTAATGGGCGTATTGTCAGCGATACCGTCAGGTCATGTTTTACATAAAATTGGCGAAAACAATTCAGAATTAGATGTTCAAGAATTAGTTCAGCGAATCAAATCAGATCTTCATCCTGGTCAACTTGCATTTGTAGAAGATCAGACTACAGAAATCATCGGCCTGTCCGCAGGTTACGGCGCAGGCAAGACCAGGTCGTTAGCTGCAAAAAGCGTAATACTCGCAGTGTTGAACCAAGGCTTTATGGGTTGCGTTATGGAACCGACTGGTCCTTTGATCAGAGATATCTGGATGAACGATTTTGAGAATTTCTTAGAGTCATACGAAGTCCCATATACGTTTAGGGCTTCTCCATTGCCTGAATATGTATTACACCTTCCAGGCGGTGATACGAAGATCTTGTGTCGCAGTTTCGAGAACTGGTCACGCATCATTGGCTTGAACCTTGCCTGGGTGCTTGCTGACGAAATTGATACGGTCACGCCATCGATTGCAGAAAAAGCATTCCCTAAAATCCTTGGTCGCTTGCGTGCTGGCAACGTGCGACAGTTTGCGGCTGCATCAACGCCTGAGGGTTTTCGCTGGATGTGGAACACGTTTGGCACAGAGGAAGCACAACAGCGTCCTGATCGGAAACTGATTAAAATGAGATCGGTGGATAACCCCCACCTCCCGAAAGACTTCATCGAACGTCTCGAAGCAAACTACGATCCCAGCCTGTTAAAGGCGTATTTGCTTGGAGAGTTTACGAATCTGACAACAGGTCAGGTTTATGACCGTTTTGATCGCGCCAAGCATGTAATCACTGATATTCCTGATGTCAGCAACGAGCCTCTACGCGTCGGCGTTGACTTCAATATCGGGAATATGTCAGCAGTCATTGGTTGCCGTCTTGGGAACAACCTTCTCCTGATTGACGAAATCAGCGGTGCACATGACACCGATGCTATGGCACAAGAAATACAACGCCGTGCTGATGGACGCCAGGTTTACGTTTACCCTGATGCTTCTGGTGGCAGCCGCAGCACGAACGCCTCACGCACAGACATTCAGATCTTGGAGTCCTATGGATTCAGTAATCAATCACCAAAGGCCAACCCTCCCGTTCGTGATCGGGTGGCTTCTGTTCAAGCTTTGCTGGAAAACGGGAAGGGCGAAGTCAGATTGCAGGTTGCCGCAAATTGCAAACGAACCATTGAATGTTTAGAGCTGCAGAGTTACACCGAGGCCGGTGATCCCGATAAAGATGCGGGTTATGACCATATGAATGATGCTTTGGGCTACTTGATCTACAGAGACTTCAGCATGATTCATGCGCGTGCTGGACGGGGCACTGGCATTAGGCTCTACTAAACTGTGGTATCGGGCGGGATTTAACTGTGTATTCAGGCTTTTCTGGTGGTCGCCAGCGCGTTGGCAACGTCACTCAGGTGAACGACCCCAGTACGGCTTGGGTTAATCAAGAACCGCATTGGGGATTAATTGAACATTTGCTTGGTGGCACATACAAAATCAGAAAAGGCCATCGCAAGTTTTTACCGCAAGAGCCAAGAGAATTAGACGAGTCTTATGACAACAGGCTGCAGCGTTCTGTTTTAGCGCCTTATTACGTCAGGCTGGAGCGCATGTTGGCGGGCATGTTGACGCGTAAGCCGGTCAGGCTTGACGATGTTTCTGATCAAATCCGCGAACAATTATTCGACGTTGACCTGCAGGGAAATGATCTGCAGACGTGGCTTTACAACACATCGCGCATCTGCATCCGCTACGGGCACGTCGGCGTTCTTGTTGATGCGCCAAAGTCTGGCGACAATGGCCGTCCTTACTGGATCACATACTCGCCAAGGGAGGTGCTTGGCTTCAGAGCTGAACTAGCTGATGGGCAACAGAAGCTGACGCAACTTCGTCTTTCTGAAAAGATCGTCGTGCCCGATGGTTTGTACGGGGAGAAGCAAGTCGAGCAAGTGCGCGTCTTGACACCTGGTGCATTTGAGATCTTTCAAAAAGATCAAAAAGGTGACTTCCGTGTAGTTGACGAGGGCACGACAAGCTTGAGCGAGATTCCGTTCAGCGTTGCTTATTCCAACAGGATTGGCGTTTTGGAGTCATTCCCACCGCTGGCTGACATTGCTGAGCTAAACCTGCAGCACTATCAAGTCCAATCAGATCTTGGGAATCAACTGCACATCAGTGCAGTGCCGATGCTTGCGTTATTTGGTTTCCCTGCATCAGCAGAAGAAGTCAGCGCAGGTCCAGGCGAAGCACTAAGCCTTCCAGAAGGAGCATCAGCAAGCTATATCGAACCCGGTGGCAACAGCTACGACGCACAGTTCCGCAGGCTGGATCAGATTGCATCACAGATAAATGAGCTTGGCCTTGCTGCTGTGATGGGTGCAAAGCTCAGCGCAGAAACTGCCGAGTCAAAGCGAATTGACCGCAGCCAGGGCGACAGCACGATGATGGTGGTGGCACAGCAGATGCAGGACATAATCGACAACTGCCTGCGGTTTCACGCTGATTACCTGCAGGAGTCACAATCTGGCAGCAGCCTTGTCAATCGTGACTTTATGGGCGCAAGACTTGAGCCACAGGAGATTCAAGCATTGTTGCAGCTTTATACCGCTGGCACGGTGACGCAGGAAACTTTGCTGCTGCAGCTTGAAGCGGGCGAAGTGCTTGGTGACGACTTTGACGTAGAGGCTGAACTTGAGGCAACCCAGGCTGGCGGATTGATGGAAACACCGCAGCCAGTTCCACAGCAGGAAGTCACAATGCCTGAAGGTGAGCCGGAGGTAAACGATGAGCTGGTTGGATGATTTGCGCAAGCCAAAAGCGGAAGAGCCACCAAGTCAATCGTTCTTTTATTCGCACGACAAGCTTGCTAATCAGTATTTCGCTGTGATCCGAATGGCATGGCATTTGGACGGCAAGGTTTGCGCCGTAACTGAAAGCAGCATTGCGATATATGACAAAGACGTATTGGCTGAGTTTACGTCGATTCTCACTGAAGCTTTACGCCTTGGCGCTGATGTTTGTGTTGTGTGTATTGAAGAGGCAAAAGTTCTTGGCATCCATGAACAATGAGCACACCTGCCGAGCTTTACCGCAATGCCATCGACCTCAACCGCTATAGCAACAGCGTTGCAAAACGGATTGTCATTACATACAACGATCTTATTTTGGACGCTGTTGATCAGTTACGTCGGCTTGATGAGCTTGATGTTTCTGCTAAAGCTGTACGGCTGCAAGCCATTCTTGCGCAACTGAAAGAATCCCTTGATGGATGGGCCGGTACAAGCACTTTTGCAGCAGCTCAAGAGCTGCAAGGCATAGCGGAACTGCAAAGTGAATTTGTGGCAAATGAATTGCGAAAGGCTTTGCCAATTGATTTAAAAGAACAAGTAAAAAGCGTTCAAATCAGCTCACAGTTTGCACAAGCTGTAGCAGTAACAGATCCAACAGCTTTGAGTGTTGTTGCATTGAGCGATGATTTGCAGGCTGCAGTGGCTGGGGCACGGCAGACCTTTCAATTGACGGCTACTCAGGGAACAATGATTACGTTGCCAAACGGCAAGGTGCTTGCAAAATCGTTTCGTGGCTTGGCGGAATCACAAGCTGATCTTTTTGCAAAGACTGTTCGGAATGGATTGTTAACGGGTGAATCAACTGACAAGTTGGCGCGGCGCTTAAAAGGTCGTTTGAAATTTGGAGATCTTGGCCCGTTATCAGTCAGGCAATTAGCGCAGGCTGGTGGTGAACTAACAACTGTTGCCAACCGCCAAGTTATGGCACTGGTGCGCACCAGCATCAACCAAGTGGCAAACGCATCAAGTCAGAAGGTGTACGAAGCTAATCAAGATGTGACCAAGCGTTATCGATACGTCGCAACATTAGACAGCAGGACATCTCCGATCTGTCGTGCATTGGATGGCAAAGAATTTGATTACGGCAAGGGGCCAACACCACCGCAACATTTCAACTGCAGATCAACGACTGTTCCTGTCATTGATTACGAAGGGCTGGGTATTGAGCCACCACCGCCAAGTGATTTAAGGCGTCCTAACACTGCGTTTGGCCCATCGCGCAGCACAAGAGGTGACACCGTGCCAAGCAATCAAACGTATGGCGAATGGCTTGAAAAGCAGCCAAAGGCCGTAAAAGCCGATGTTCTTGGCGCTTCCAAGGTTTCGTTTTTCGAAAGCCGGGTCAGAAAAGTAGGGCCTACTCAAGCGATACGGGATTTTGTCAGTCAGGACGGTTCAGAGTTAACCTTGGACCAGCTCAAGCTTAAGTATTCCAATGGGAAAGCTTCATAGCAGATTTCAACTCACGCTTCCGGGCGAAGAGAAGAAAGCCAAGCCTGCAGCCAAAAAAGCTGAGGCCAAGAAAACAGCAACTAAGGAGCAAGGTTGATGCCTCGTTATTCCGGACCTAAAAAGCCCCATGCGACTGCTCCTAAAAAGAAAAAGAAAGGGGGCAAGAAAAAGTGAAGAAGGGTTCTCGCGTTAGCTGGGTTTACCAAGGCAAGCGGACTTTTGGCGTAGTTACCGGCAGCGGTGGCAAGCGTGCATCAGTCAAAGGGCCAAGCGGCGGAACAATTACTCGTGTTGGCACTGATGCTGATCCTGTTGTGCGGATCAAATCAGAAAGCACAGGCAACCCTGTTTTGAAGCGTCGCTCTCAATTGAAGGCGGCACCAAAAGGCAAATGACCATCGAGCGTGGTGGCCATACATTTGCTGGCTACGACAAGCCGATTAAGACGCCGAATCATTCGAGCGGCAAGTCGCACGCTGTTGTTATTAAGGACAAAGGCAGCGACAGGCTTATCAGATTTGGGATGCAGGGCGCAAAAACAAAGCGCCCGCGCAAGGGTGAATCAGCGGCGGATAAGGCAAAGCGTGCGTCTTTCAAAGCGCGTCATGCGAAGAATATCGCCAAAGGAAAAACAAGTGCCGCATATTGGGCAGACAAAGTAAAGTGGTGATGCAATTTAGCCTGTGGCTAATTCATGTCCGAAGAACAAACTGCTCCTGTGG